GACTTCTTGATTTAATTTAAAGTTCTTTTCAGTAATGCTATCTGTAATCAAATCTCTTAATTTTGTTTTAATAAAAGGATTTCCCTTAGTAATAGTTACTTTAACACTAGATTCAGATTTTAGTGTAGGGGTTCATGGTGTTGACTATGCAGGAACGGGTAGTTTAATAGCACTTGCCTTAGATGCTGATGTAGATGGGACAACAGCTAGAGATAGGATAAGAATTATGCATCATAATATTTCCAACGTAACACATATATATGATAATTTTAATAATAACAACTAGTGAAATCCTACGTATATTTAGGTGAACATTAGGTGAACATTTTCACGATTCTTCGCAAGAAAAATTCGCACCAGCTGCTATAAATAAAACTTAAAGTAGGAGTCGTTATGGACAAAGCCGCATTTAATTGCCCTGCAATACTGCAAGAAGACGAAATGGCCACTAAAGCTGAGTACATGGATGGTCCGAATGCTCCTTATCCATCCAACTATGCAAACAGTATGTCTAGAGCGCTTGGTAAAGAAACCTATTGTGGTAACGATTTCAGATCAAGATTTAACGGAGAATACTAATGAAAAAGAAATCCTCAAATAAAGATAAGATTAACATCAAAAAGCATCTCAAAGAAGACATCCACGAATCAAAAGAATCTATTTCAGATGATAAGAAGTTACTGAAAAAGATGAAAGGTAAGAAGTCCAAGAAATCAACTTATTAACGAGGTTTGATGTCCATCACTACTACTAATAGTATCATCAACCAATATGATAATGCCTATGTTGCTGACTATTATGCCTGGTCACCATTCTATCCCCTAGCTGCTAGAGACTTGCGTGTATACAACGGCGATCAATTCGAGACAAAAGATAAAGAAAAGCTATTTAAAGAAGGTCGTAATGCTACTGTATGCAACATAGTACGACCTAAGATCAATTGGCTGACAGGATACGAGAAGACACATAAAACGAGTGCTGTCTGCATGCCGGTTGAATCGAGTGATCAGCAAGCATGTGATGACTGGACAGAGATTCTACTCTATATCTACCAGCACTCCAATGGTAATGAGATAGAGTCTGATTGCTTTGCCGGAGCTGCTCAAACAGGGTGGAACCTTGAGACAGTATGGCTCGATTATCGGGATGATCCAGTCAATGGTGACATCAAGTTTGGTCGAGTACCCTATTCTGGATTTATCACATCACCGTACTTTACGAACCTAGACTTTTCAGACTGTGATCATGTGATCATGCGTAAGTATCTACCTGTAGATCAGGCAGCATCGCTTCTTCCAAAGCACAAAAAAGAAGTGTATGAGCTTGCTAAGTTCGGTTGGTCACGTGATGACAAATTCCCATGGCTCCCTTACCAACAGCAACCCAATGGCCAAGAACTTATTGCGTATAACGAATTCTATCAGCAGAAATGGAAAAATGTGGACATTCTTGTCGATATGCAGACAGGAAAGTGGACCGACTGGAAAGGTACGAGAGACCATCTTGAGATGTACCGCGATATGTTCCCTGATGCTGATCTTGAAATTGCGTCACAATCCAAACGATACATTGAAAAGCACATCATTCTTAATGATCATCACATAAAGACGGAGACAAATCCTTATGGTTTGGATGAGTATCCTTTTGCTCCTTTTGTGTATCAGTTTTCTCCTGAAGCAGAAGTATGGCAATTGAAGATTCAGTCCATGGTTCGCCCTATGATTGGGCCGCAGTATGAAGCTAACATCATGCGTCTGCAAATGCTTGATATCATCAACTCTCAGATCAACTCTGGATGGATCGCAGAACAAGACTCCGTTATAAATCCAACGAGCTTATATCAGACCTCACAAGGACGCGTTGTATGGGCTAAGAAAGGTCAGATGGCATCGATACAGAGACTAGAAGCTGCTTCTGTTCCTGAATCATCCTTTGCATTGACAAGTCTATTCGATGGGGACATCAATACTGTTGTTGGTATGAACGATGCGATGGGTGGTATCGTTGAATCGGGCAATGAGTCAGGTTTAATGATGCAGATCAAACAAGGGGCAGCTCTTGTAGGATTGCAAGACCCATTTGATTATGCAAGACGAGCCAAGAAGTACATAGCTAGTAAGATAATCAAGTTAGTTCAGACATGGAAACCAGAGAAGATTGAGCGTATCCTTGGTCGCAGGCCAACAGAACAGTTCTTCACCAAAGACTTCGTTAAGTTCGATGTAAATATCGTCGAAGGTATGCATACAGATAGCCAGAAGATGCTCTACTTCAGACAGCTTCTTGACCTCAAGCAAGTTACAGATAACCCAGCTACAGGTTCTGGACCAATCACACCTGATATGTTAGTTGCAGCAGCTCCAATGCAAGGCAAGTCAGAGCTTAACAAGCAGATCGAAGCTAATTTCAAAGCATCTCAAGAGCAAGCACAAGCTCAACAGCAACAAGCAATGCAGATGCAGCAGACTCAGCAAGCGCTTGTACATGCTCAGACGATGAATACTATGAGTCAGGCTAAGAAGAACTACACAGATGCGGTTGCAAACCTTGGACTTGAGCGCTACAGAGATGCTGAGGCTACTGAGAAGAGAGCTCAAGCAACCCTCGATAGAGCAAAGGCATCGAAAGAGCTCATGGAGATGGATGAGAATCAGCTTATGAGAGTGCTTAGTATAGCTCGGGTACTAGAAGAAACCGATCAGCGAAAAGAACAGCGAGACAGAGCTGAGCACATGGCAATTTCAAGTCAGGCAATGGAGCAATCCATTCCAGACATGAATCAGCCCCAACAAGGGCTACAACAAATGGAGCAAATATGAAACAAGTAGAAGTTAACAAGCCGAAAGGCGCGATGTCAGGGTCTAAATCTGAAGTTATGGGACATGCAAGTCCTGTGTATTCAGTAAACACTGAGTCAGAAAAGTCAGATATGGGTCGTATGAAATACAAATCCCAAGATAGTAGAGGATATCCATCACAAGCCTGGGAATACAAATACTAGGATAACCGATGGTACAACAGACTGGAGAGACCCGTGATGCCATTATTGAAGACGATGATAAGCGCATACAAGCAATTGTAGCAGCGAATCAACACAGAACCGAACCTTACTGGATCGTGATGTATGTGAAGTCTTCTAAGAACATCATAGATGGTAAATTCGCGTTGCTAAAACACATTAAGCCATATGCAACAAAGCCAAGGTCGCAAATTGGTATGATCATAGGGTGTGTGGACAATTCAACTGGTAAGATCAGTTGGGAAGTAAACATGCCACAAAAGCCATTTGACTTTGCCGCTTTGGAAGTATTTGGAGCTACGAGATGCGATGAACTAGTCGTAGAAACTACAACCATCGCAGATTCGTATATCACACAATAGCGCCGCCAGCTACATGGGCGTTAAAGAGGATACTAGATGAGTTCAGAGTTACAATCGGGCGTACAAATGGAGGCCGCCGCTCCTGTAGTTAATGAAAGTTCGACTCATACTGAGAGTGCTCCATCACACCAGGAATCTGGTCTCTTGTCAGCATTACAATCAGAAAGAGCACAACGTCAGCAACTGCAAGAACATAACAGAATGATGCAAGAACACTTACAATTGCTTCAAGCTAACCAATATCAACCTCAACCACAGCAGGAACCGGCCAGTTCTATGAATGATAATGATGTAATGACCTACGGTGAATTTAAACGCGCTGCTAGTGCAATACAGAATGAAGTTCAGCTAACAGTTGAGCAATTAAGGGTTAGACAGGAGTTCCCTGATTACCAGGAAGTGGTTTCTAAGCATCTACCAGAAGTAATTAAACAAAACCCGCACCTTGAGCGGACTTTAAAAACATCTAACGATTATGGCCTTGCCTATCACTTAGCTAAAACTTCTGAGTCTTATAGATCAGAACAGAAGATGTCAAAGCGTAGTGCTGATGCCGAACGCATCATCCAGAATACGCAGTCAGCAGGATCTCTTGCTTCAGTAGGAGCAGCGAGTCCAGTTAGTCTAGTGAAGAACTACAAGGGTATGACCGATGCCGATTTTCTAAAGGAAGTTCAGAGGAACAATGCGGGGTACTAACCTTTAAGGAAAAACAATGACTATTACAACAGTCAGCGTATTACCTCCAGCAGTAAGAGAGTACTATGATCGCCTTCTTCTTATGACAGCTTATCCACAGCTGATCCATACTAAGTTTGCGCAGAAGCGTATTCTCCCAGCGAAGAGTGGCGATACAGTTGTGTTCAGACGATACAACAAACTGGCACCAGTACCCGTACCTTTAGTTGATGGTGTAACACCTCCAGGTGCTCCACTTTCAGTTTCAGATATTAAAGCAACAGTTAGTTTCTATGGTAACTTTGTTACTATTACTAACCAAGTTGAATTAACTGTAGAAGACAGGGTTTTAAATGAATCTAGCCGTCTTCTTGCACAAAACATGGCACAAACTATTGACCAAGTAACTCGTGACGTACTCGCAAGTACATCTTCTGTGTTACTTTGCTCCAATGGTGTAAACGGTAATACTCCAACAGAATTGACGAAAGAAGATATCGATTCTGCTGTGAAGACATTACTCGGATTAGATGCAGAGATGATCTCAGAGATCGTCCCTGGTGCTAATCTTTTTGCAACCACACCAGTGAGAGATGCATTTTGGGGTCTTATTGATACAGATCTTCTCGATGACCTCGAAGCTGTTGCAGACTTTGCTTACAAGGCAAATTATGCAAATCAAGGCACTGTTCTTGATGCAGAATGGGGACAAACAGGTAACGTAAGATGGCTGTATACTTCAGTTGGTAGCGTATCAAGCGCATCACCTGCCGTGTATAACAACTTCATCATCGGTAAAGAAGCCTATGGTGTTGTACATCTTAGATCAGAGACTGGCGATTTCTATATTGAACCGCTAGGTTCTGCTGGTGCAGCTGATCCATTACATCAACGTGGAAGTGTGGGCTGGCAACACCCGTTCGTCGCAAGAATTTTGAATGATTCATTCATGATAAATCTTATGGCGACATCATCTTCATGATTACTGTAATAATACCTACTATGGTATTATGATCTCCGTAAGGAGAAAATCATGAAGAAATGTACGCAATGTGGCGAAGAACTCGACGAGAGTAGCTTTTACAAAGACAAAGGAAACCTAGATGGTTTACGATCAAATTGTAAAAGTTGCCAAAATAAACGTAGAGAGGATTGGAGGAGAAGACATCCTGAAAATGTTAAGAGATCTTGTAAGAAATATTACTCAACTCACTCTGAGAAATGGCAACAGCAAGAAGCTAATAAGTCAGATGATCAGCGTGAAAGAAAGAGACAATATGCCAGACAATATTTCCAAGAACATAAGGATGAAATTCTTGCCAAAAATAAAGAAAGATATGGGAGAAAACTTGAAGGGGAAAAAAAGTCATATAGCCAAAAGTATTATGACACACATAAAGAACAAATATGTGCTCGTGCAAAAATCAATTATGTGCAACTTACTGATGAACAGAAAGCAGCAAAAGTTGAAGCAGTACGTCTCTTCAGAAAAAACAACAAAGATAAAGCAAAAGCTTGGTCAACTGTTGGAAACGCTCTCATTCGCGGTGAAATCATTAAACCAACTACTTGTTCTATATGCGGACAAGAAGAAAGGCTTCATGGCCATCACGAAGATTATTCTAAACCCCTTGAAGTTAAATGGCTTTGCCATGGGTGTCACATGAATGAACATTCAAAATTAAGAAGGAAATAAAGATTATGTCACAAATGAAGACTTATACATTCACTAGTGCTGCATCACCAGCTGCGGTCGATATCGACCTTGGCTTTAATGCTGCTAGTGTAATGCTCGTTAACGAAACAGGACAGGGAAGCGCTGCTAACCCTGGTGTTGTTAAGAGAGCATATTGGAACGATACTATGGCTGCTGCCGAAGCTATTCTTGTGAAGAATACCAACGGTGCTGCTACGGATGAATCTTCGATGGTTACATCCAATGGTATCTCCATGATTAGTGATGAAGCAACCTACGGGTCGGTTATCACTGGATTTACCAATGCAAACCCAGGTGTAATTACTGCTACAGATGTAGCAGGAGCTGGATTTGCAGCTGGTGATACAATTAAAGTAACAGAGATTGCGGATGATCTTACAGGAACAGGTTCTTTAAACGGAACCTATGTAATTACATCAGTAACTGCTACTACAATTACTATTACTACATCAACAGTTGGTAAAGCTGCTTATGTAAGTGGTGGTAATGTAACACGTGTAACCAACTCAGCTGGTACACCTATTGCTACAGTTAACCGTGCGAAGTTAAAACTGAGACTCGGAACCGGCGTACAAGCTGCTAGTTCTGTTATTTCTGTTGTTATCTGCGGTAAAAATAGCGTAGTTTAATAAACACGGGGGAGGAAACTCCCCCAATTTTTAGGAGAAAGAATGGGAGTTGCTAAATTACAAAAAACACTTACTGCGAAAGAACTTGCCAAGTTGCCTATCGTCGGAAGACAGCCGGAGAGTGAAAAAGAGGCTGAATATCTTAAAGAGATCTGTGAATTCGAATTCTACAACCTTGAACAAGCAGGCCTCCTTATCAAGTTTCCTTATGGAGACACTAAGAACAAAACTTACTTTACATTTATGCATGGCGGTCGATACCAGATTCCTCGTCATGTTGCCCGTCACGTGGAATCTCGTTCAGTGCCTTTGTATGAATATAGACCTAATGGCGAAGGTGGGATGATCCCAACAAAAACAGGCGAGAAGCCACGGTTCCAAATGCGGATGATCTTTGATCCAAAAAGGTAAATAAATGAGTACTTGGACGCTATCTGAAATAAGGCAAAAAGTTAGACAAGTAACTGGAAGACTAACGCCTGATGAACTGAGTAATAATCAGATTGATAATTACATCAATCACTATTATCAGTATACATTCCCTGCTGAAGTGAAGCTTGATAGGAAGTTCACCTATTACACCTTCAATACTATTGGCAATCAAGCATACTATGATTTCCCGGAAGGGTTTACGAACTTCGTCCCTCCTGCACAAATTGCTTATAGAAGCATTAACTGGTATCAAGACCCAGCTATGTTTTATCAGCAGAATCCGCAGCTTATTGCAGGCCCTCTTCCTCAATGGGTAGGAGATGGAGTTACCGTTACGTTTACTGTATCGGTAGTCGGGTTTCCTATCATGCCAGGAACATTGCTTATTTCAGATAACGCTGAGACTTTTGCTGATACCAATAAAGATTGGACGACGAATAATGTCACCTTTACAGGAAGTGATGGCGGAACCTGTACTGTAAACTATGATACGGGAGCCATCAGCGTTACCTTCGTATCAGCGCCTATCAGTGGTGTTAACATTTACTTACAGTACCTATTGTTTAATCCAGGATTACCGAAAGCAGTTTTGGAATACAACAACCAATTCCAGTTCACACCAGTACCTAACACAGCTTATAACTTTACTGTGAAAGCCTATAAGGTTGTAGATCCGCTTATAAATTCTACAGATAGACCGCCGCTTGATGAATGGGGGCCATGTATAGCATATGGTGCTGCTCGTGATATCCAGGCAGATTTTGGGGAATTGGATGCCTATGCTCAAACTACAGCTTTGTATAAGGAACAGGTAGATTACATCATGACCAGAACAGAGCAGAATTTACTTAACATTAGAGCCCTTCCCAACTATTAGGAGAAAATATGGCATATGATTCAACACAGCCGACAGACACAACCAAGATAAGAAACCTAGGGGTGGTAATCAGGCCGAATTGGGTAGCTATTGAAACAGGAGATGCAACATTTCAACCGCAGGCTCTGAACCTAATTAGCAGGCCCTCTGTTCCTGTAGCCACTGACCCTACTGTTATAGCTGATACCTATACAATGTATTGCAAGGAAGACGCTAATGGGAATGTCTTGCCTTATGGTATCGGTCCAACACCTGGTGGTCTTGCTCCTGGAGTTATATCACAGATCCCCCGTGTAAAAAGTGGCACAACAGTGATTGCAGGTTCTGGAACGACTACACTATTCGACCTGACTGGAGAACCAGATTCCTATGGCCCTCTCTATATATGGAGAGTAGATTCAGCGAACTCTCAGGCTTATGCTACAGCATTTTTTACATGGAATACGACACGATTGAACTTTTTGCAAACTGCAGCAAACACATCAATCACATCTGTGCAAGGAGCTAATCCCCTTGTAACGATTACAACATCAACCGGAATGACTGTAACATGGTTCTACTTCAACATGTTCCCTGAGGCATAATGACACTTCAGCCATTACTTATTGCTCCGTTCCAAAGTGGATTGCAGCAAGATTTGCAAGCGTGGTTAGCTCCTCCAGACTCATTCAAAGTCGCAGATAACGTCCATATTCGTTATGGCTTCATTGAAAAAAGAGATGGATTCAGAAAGTTTGGACAGATGAAGGAGCTTTCAACGAGTTCTGCTATCTCTGCTATTACTCAAGCTAATCCTGGAGTCGTCACAGTAGGATCAACCGCAGCATGGAGTAATGGAGACCTCGTCTACATAGAAGGCGTTGGTGGAATGACAGAAGTAAATGGAGTAACATTTACAGTAGCAGCTAAGACCGGAACAACATTTGAACTCGCTGGAGTTGATACTACTGGATTTGGCGCCTACACCGTAGGAGGAACTGCATATTCTCTTGCAGACCATGTTGAACGTGTAATGGGTATCTATAAATACCTCCAAGCCGATGCTGTAAACCTGAATCTAGCTTTCTCTACAGAGATTGTAAATATATACGATTCTACACTACAGAAGTACGTACCGATAAATATGAATGGTAACGACCTTAATGGGGATGAGTTTGCTTATGTCTGGGCAACGCAATGGCAATCGATTAATTTACCAAACCGTCTCTACTTTACAAATGGGAAACCATTCGATGGTGTTGCAGGAGGAATCTTTTATTACTCAAGTACTACGAATGACATAACTATACTTACCCCAGCAGTGGATGCAGTTGTTAATTCCCTTTATGGATGTGTGCTTTTATTTGTATTTAAGGACAGACTACTTGCCATGAATACATTCGAGGGAACAGCTGCTGCAACTGCTGCACATTTCCCTCAGAGGTTAAGGTGGTGTCAAGCTACTGCTCCAAGCAACTGGGATGCAACAAATCCAAGTAATGGTGGATTCGTCGATGCTCCTACAGGTGATCAGATTGTTACCGCAAGACAACTTGAAGATCAAATCATTGTCTACTTCACCAATAGTATTTGGGCAATAGTACCAAACCCAGGAAGCCCAACACTACCATTCAGATGGATCAAGTTAAATGATTTTAGAGCTGCTGATGGCAAGATGGCCTCAACTATCTATGATCGGAATATACGAGCAATCGGAATCAGGGGCATTGTTGCCTCTAATGGAGTTGAGAACCAACGTATTGATAATGGAATCCAGCGATTTACAAGCAATGAGATCAATACGGATCAGTTTAAGAAGGTATTTTGCCTAAGGAACTACTCAGCAAGAAGATGGTGGACACTTTTTGCCTCTAAAGAATCCAATGAGAACGATAGCGCCTTGATCTATGATGATAATTCGGGAGCTTTCACTACATATACCATCAATATGAACTGTCTTGGGTATGGGGATAACTCAGAAGACTATGCATTGAATGATTTTGTCGCTGCTAATGATCTTGATATAGACATCTCAGAAGCTGGTGAGAATACTTTACAAGACTATTTCTGGCAGAATGCTGATGAGCTCATCCTTGGAGGAAATCTAGAGGGTGAGATCTTTGTTATGGAGACTGAAGGCTCAGATGACGGGGATTCCATAGAAGTAGAACTACTCTCAGCAGCTTGGAACCCGTTCAAAGAACAGGGGATTTCATGCTTCTTGTCGTACTTGGACATCTACGCAGATACTCAAGAGCTGACAACAGCAAAGATCGAGTTCTTCAAGGATTCTGATACTTCTCCGTACAAGACTCAGCATATCGACTTTCTACCAAACCTAAACTACGTAAGCCCTATAGTAAATGTAATCCTCGGCAGTCCTACTACAATTAATTCTCCACAACATGGTCTAACTTCTGGGGATACCATTTTTATCTATGGAGTTAATGGTACTGTAGCTATCAACGGAGGGCCATTTATTGTCACTGTATTGAACGATACCTCCTTTACTATACCTGTAGACTCTACAGCATATGGAGCCTATACGTTCGGTGGAGGACTGTACCTTCGAAAATTCTACAAAACGAAGATATGGAAGAGAGCCTACGCCGGAGCAACAGGTTATGAGCATAGAGTACGCATTACTTCATCAGGAGTTGATAGGTCACTCCATATCGATTCATTTAAACCATACTTTGCTCCAAGAGGGACTAGGAGTGTCAACTAATGACATTGTCCAACTATCAGCCGTTGCCTTATCCAACAGATTTCAAGGACTTCAAGGACTTCAACGTCTATGCCAGAGCCTTAGTCTATGCGATAGAGAACAGAGACCAACAAACTTCTAATGCCGTAAATGGTCTTACATCCTCATCCTACCTTGTTGGACAACAGACATGGACTCCCGTATTAAATGGAATAACAACACCTGGAACTTTTACCTATACCAAGCAAGTAGGATGGGCATTTAGACAAGGAAATATCGTTGATGCTTGGGCTGATGTTCAATGGACATCTCCAGGTGCTGCAACTGGTAACCTTTTCGTGAATCTGCCCTATAAAGTTGTCTTCAGCGATCATACGCCCTTCGTAGGTGTTGTACAATCATCAATCATTACCTATACAGGTGGAACAGGAATTGTTATAAATGCCATTCCTAACACATCTAGAGGGGAGTTCTGGAATGTTGGCTCAGCATTTACAACAGCAAACCAGGCTGTAACAGCAACTGGGAGACTTATTTTTCATATACGATACATTGGAGAATCAGTTGTCTGATATAAAAGAACTGAGATGGATACGCATATTCGATCCCTCACTTATACCACGATACCTTATCGAACAGATTAAGAAGCGTGATTTCACGTATGAAAAGTTTATAGAGTATTACAAAGATAGCTGCTTGATAACTACAGAAAATGGCCTTATGTTTAACCCATCATGCCATTTCTATGTTCTTGCTGATGCTAAAAACATCATTAAAGGGTTCGTTCTTTATGGTGCAGACGCTCTTGAAGACACGTTATTCATCCATAAATATAGTGTAGATAAAGAGTATTGGGAAAAAGGCTATGCTATGGGAAGATTAGTAGAGCATGCGAAGGACTTGATGAAGGAACTGAATGTTAAGCAAATACTTCTTGTGACTCGGTATCCTAAGCACAGCGAGAAGCATGGGATGAAGAGATCCAAAGACATTTTAATGGAGTATATAGGAGAAGACAATGGGAAGTAAATCAAGCACTCTTTCAGGAAGTACACAACACAAGGGAAATATCGACATGCTTACGAAATTACAGCGTAAGGAGATCGATAAAGTCATGAAGGGACTTGGGGGTCCCGTACGAGATGCATACAAGGATTTTCTAAGAGAGCCTGATCAGCCTCGTATTATGAGTCGAGGTGATTTAGCTGGCTACCTTAGGCCATCAAAAGAAGCCTATCAGAATCTTCTTCAACCACGAGATACAGCTGCTGATTTCCAGCGTGGTGTTGTTGACCCATTGATGCAGCAATATACAAAGAATGTACTCCCAGCTATACAACAGAGATTTGTAGACCAGAATGCTAGTTCATCGAGTGCTCTGAATGCAGCGCTAGGAGAGTCTGGTCGAGAACTAGGCACACAACTTGGACAATATTACTTGCCATATATGCAAGGACAACAGCAGACACAACTTGCAGCTGCGCAGGGAATGGCTGGATTAACAACGCCAAGATTACAGTATGCTCAGATGCAGCAGGGGACTTATGACCAAGCCTTGACGAACAGGCTATCTGGATTAAGTGGAGTGGGAGGAATGCTTGGAGCACAGACATTTACTCCAATGGTACATAACAAGCCTGGAATCCTTGGGCCGATGATCAGTGCTGGAGGACAAATAGGTGCTGCAGCTATGGCAGCACCTCCCGCTGCAGCTATGGCAGCATCTTCCGAAACCGTAAAAGAAAATATCCACGACTATGAAGGTGGATTGGACAAAATCAACAACTTAAAGGTGAAACAATATGACTACATTGAATCGTTTGGCGGCGCTAAAAATAAAGTTGGCCTCATCGCTGAGAAAGTTCCTATTGAAATTCAAGCGCAAGTAAATGGAGTGCTTGGAGTCGATGTGTATGGTCTTGTAAGTATCCTTGTAAATGCCGTAAAAGAGCTGTCAATGAAAGTTGACAGATTGGAGAAGTTATGCCACAACCAATAGTTTTTACTGATGATAGCCTCGCAAGAGGGATTGAAGGTGCCGGTACAGCCATTGCAGGTGGTATTGAGAAGTACTACACAAGGAAACGAGAAGAAAAAAAGCTGAAGTCTGCATCTGATATTGTTGAAAGATTTACTAGCGGTAATATGGATGCTGGTTCTATGGCAAGAATGCAATCAGAATTATCAGCAGCTGGTATTCCGCTAGAAACATCATCTAATCTTATTAAAGCATATACTCCTATCTTAAAAGATAGGATGCTCCAGAATAGTTCTCAGGCTGTTTTGAGTAAGTATGGTATTCCAGGAATAGGGGCACAACCAATACAGGGTGGGCAAACGCAACAAGTTCCCCAGATGGATAAAACCCAATCTTTACCTGGTATTGGTCAGAATATTCCTCAACAACAAATTGGATTACAACAACCTGTTTCTCCATTACAAAGTGCGCAACAGCAGCAGCAGATGCAACAAATGGCAATGGATCAGCAACAGGCATTGCAGCCACAAGGTCAACAACAACCACCACAAAACTATCAGCAAGTTGACCAACAAGTAGCAGATCAGTTCTCACAGATCCCATCTTCTGATCTGAGTGTGCTTGGTAGAGATCCTCGTTATAAACCATTTGTGGATTGGGAACTTAAGAGACGTGGAGAAGAGATTAAAGTTGGGGTTAATGAAGCTGCCAACATACGAGAAGAATCTAGAAAGCAAATCCATGATTATATCAAGCCCTATGAGAATAAATCAGTACTATCAAAAAATGTTCATAGTCTTGAAGAAGCAGAGAAACTTATTAAAACTAGTCCTAATTTGAGTTTGGATCAAACCTTTTGGACAACAACTATGAGATCTCTTCTAAATGGTGAATCACAAGTACCTGAACTCCTCAAAACTGAAGATCAGAAACGCCTATATAGCTTAATGTTTGAATTTATTAATTCAAAAGAATTGGGAGGTTCAAATCCTTCAACACGGGAAGTTCTTTTAACTTTAAATAAACTTGCCAATGAATACAAAGGAAAAGAAACTAACTTAGAGATAATAAATCGCATGTTAAATTGGGCAAAAACTCAAAAGTCCAAGGCCAATATTATCTCAGAAGTTCAGAAGAAAAATCGGGGAATGCTATACAGTGATTTTAGAGATGAAGTAGAAAATAGAACAGAAAAATATTTCAATGAGCTTAATGAGAATTCAGAAAAGAATAGAACGAAAACACAACAAGTTGAACTCGCTCGTTCCATTGCACCGAAAGAAGGATTCATTTGGATGACCGATGATAAAGGAATAGCTCGACAAATACCTAAAGATAAGGTGAAAGAAGCTCAAAAACATGGTGGAGAACTTATCAATGCCAAGTAACTTTAATTTTGGAAGCTATGAACCACTTCCTGAAAAATCAACAGCAACTACACCTCTAGAATCTAAAAATCCTAATTCAAAAGAATTCAGTTTTGAAAACTTTGAAGCAGCAAAACCAGTTGAAGTTTCTACATTAAGATCATATGGAAATTCAGCATTAAGAGCTTTATCTAATACTGCACAAGGGATATTTGGACAACGTGACGACCCTCTTAATACATCGGGAGGATTTGATATAGGAGATAGAGCCGCTTGGTTACAAATGGCTGCATCTCACCCACAGATTCCACAAGTATCGGAAGAAGAGTTAAATCAATATTTACCTGTAAATAAAGATATAGTCTCTAAATTTATTGAAACAGCTACTCCTGCACTTTTAGGAGCTAGAAATACGGAAGGGATAATTCGTAGTGGAATAGGTGCTGGAGCCTCTGTAGCAGCAGAAAAAGCACATTTACCTTCATGGGTACAAAAAGGTTTACAGATTGCTGCTCAAGTTGTTCCTAGAGGTTCAAGACAGATCGTTAGCACACCTGCAACAGCTGGAATATTAAATCGAAATCGTAATTTAGGATTGAGTGAAGAAGTTTCCGCATTACAGTTACATAGTGCCAATACAAGACGACGTTTAGCAAGAGCAGCTTTAAAAACTCCAGCTGTGCGTGAAAGATTGGTCGAAGCACAAAGAGATATTGGACAGGCAA